GCCAGTAGTGATAACCTCGGAACTACTTTTCGTCCAATCTGACGAGCCAGGTATGGTAGTAGTGCTACCCAAACTAGTATAAAAATCGTTAGTTGCATCATACGTTTCATACGTGCTTGTGCTAGTATCTATCCCTGTCTCATCTTCGAACTCATCAACCACACCATCGACCATGTTCTGAAATGCGAACCCACCAGCGGCGGCAATGTTGAACGAATTTATCATGATGTTGGCAGCCTCGGCGGCACTCGCCCCACCCGCTGGTAAGTTAGTTAACGAAGCCGCACTACCATTCGGGGCCAGCACATTAGTGCCGATAACCAGACCCAGCGCAGTACGAGCAGCACTGGCAGAGGTAGCGCCCGTACCACCTGTAGCCACACTGACTGTGTCAAGAGTAGCTACTGTTCCAAGACCCAACGATGTACGAGCAGCACTGGTGGATGTAGCACCAGTGCCACCTTCGGCCACACCGACTGTTTCTAGTAGCTTGGTACTGACTTTAGTTGTTGCCATTTACTTTATCCTTATTACGGTGCATCGGGCCACGTTGGGTTAGCTGGATCGTCGGTATTAGCTGGGAGGTCGCGCAGTTCTTGGCGGTATTCTGCCCAACTAGTTTTGGCCTCATCATCCAGCGGCGAATCAGCGCCTTGAGTCCAGTCACTTGAAGCCAGCAGAGCGTTACGTTCTGAGCGTAACCTAGCCATATCCTCCATTGGCTTGAACCGATCTATTCTATCAACGATGGTTTTCGTTGCAGGGTCGCACTTCCATTGTGAAACGTCTGCTGTAACTTCATCTTTGATGATAAATGCATTAGAATAATCAGGCAAAACTCGCGCCAATTCACTATCAGCATGGGCTTGGTCTCTGCATTCTATGGACTTTGCAACGTGACCATCAGCAGGATCGAGTTTTGTAACTAAAGTAAATCTAGGCATGAGCTATCCCCCATATAGTCATACGGCCACTTTCTACGTTACCGGATGAGAAAAGAAATTGAATACGATCAAGAGTGATTACTGATTTTCTTTGACCAACAACATGGAAACCTTGAATGTCTGACGCGGTGCTAATGTTGACACCACTACCAGAAATATTAGGTCGCATAGTTCCATCTCCGGGTCGGTGAAGAAATAGCATTCCACCAATGCCTTCGCCAGTTGCTCCCCCGGTTAGTCCCGCTGATGCGGTGAGTAATATCGACGCTGAAGAACTACTGTAGTCAGCACTATATGTACTAGTTTCGTGATAAAGACGACTGAGATGAAAGGAATAATCTGCGCTGGCGGAATCTACCCCACTACTATCTCCTACACGCAAATATGCCGATACACTATCTGTGATGGGTAGAATATCTTGTAAGCCTATAGCGTAACTGTCATAAGTGCTGCTTAGTCCTGTCACATCAAGGGTTGCTGTGCCTGACCCACCAGGAGCTGCTTCAGTCCCGATTAAATTCCAAGCACCACCAGCCGCCGCCGCTTCCATCAAAGCCGCAACGCCAGTACCACCAGATGTAAGTACCTGTCCGTCATCTCCCGTTGCGATATAAGCCGGGTCACCACTAGCGTCTATGCCAATGAGGTTGCCGTCAGTTCCACCAGCCATCTTTGCAAGGGTAACTGCATTGTCTGCCAAAGCTGCTGTTGAAACAGACCCAGCCGATAGGGTTGCGTTACCTGATATAAAACCAGCCATTATGTTATCTCCAGATAGCTAAGAGTTAGTTCCAATGAAGAGGCGTTCTCTGCAATTAGCCGGATGTAGTCTCCAGTCTCCAGAACCAACTTCCCGTCCATTGGATTGAATGAATCATTTATTGGAATGCTTAACTGGTGAACCATTTCACTATTTGACCCACCTCCGCTTTGATATATCGCCACTGTCACCCATGAGGCAGTAGTGGCGTGAACATTAGCAATCGTAAAACCGAGGATTATTGAAGTGGTGGAACTCGGTGCCGTGTAAACAGTGGCAAGTGATGTGCCAACATCCGCTGAAACCATCTTGAAAGTGTTTGCCATTTCTTTATGCTCCTAACGCTATGACAAGGCCAATATCAACGGCAGGGTCTTGGTAACTAGGGGCCGAGCCAGAGCCGTTGGAAGTGAGTATCTGATTCGCAGTACCAATGTGCGCGAGTTGATCGTAACCGACCGTGTTGTCCGCTGGAGTACCAATGTCCAAGGAAGCAATCGTGGTGATCTCGACATTGTCGGTCCCGGTTGGGATGGCAGTGTCGAATGTGACAACAGCACCTGACAGGGAGTAGGTATTATGGTGCTGCATAACGCCGTCAAACGTCACGGTGATTGAGTTTTCACTGGCCGGTGAGACTGACAGGGTTAAGGTTGTAGTCGAACCGGAGGTATAGTTGGTGCTGTCAGCGTAGTTATCGACAGTGACTGACCCACCGGGGGTCGATGCCAGCACCGTGTGCCAGTTAGAACCATCACAGATCAGAGTGGTAGTTTCGTACTGGCTGGTGAGAACTACCGTCAGCGCCCCGTCAATTGTCTCTGACGAATTAGCGTCGATGGTAACGGCGTTAGAAGAGGAGTCGATCTTCTTGAGAGTGACAACGAAACCATCACCGAGTGTCGCGGCGGCGGTCAAGGTGAACGTCCTAGTACCACCACTGGCATCCATCGTCAGCACATAATCATCGTCGCCAGCAACTACTGTATAAGTAGCAGTTTTAGCAACAACGCCTTTAAACACATCACCAGCATCGCCATCGGTGCCATCATCACCTGAAAAAGCGATCATCATACCGACGACAACACCGTCAGCAAAAGTACCGACTTCGACTAATCCAGTAACGGAGACCTTAGAATACGTCGTTGCCGACGTAACTCCGCCATCGACCTGAAACACCTTCATCGCTGTGGAAGTACCGCCACCCTGAGTCAGGTATATAATAGCGGAATTAGGGGTAGTTGGATCATCTAGCGTATCAATAAACGCGTTGATACTGACGGAGTTGTTATCCACATCGTCGATGAAAAGTTGGGTGATACTGGCGAACGTCCCGTTGTTAGCCTTGATAGTCCCAGCGCCCTCGTCATCGTCGTCCGTAGCGGTATCCCATGTCATCTGGATACCGGGGGCGGGGGACAAACCATCAATGTAAGCTTTAATGCTTTGTTGGGTGGCGAGAAGAGTGTTCGAGTCGCTGGAAAGCGTGTCACTGTCCTCGATCCCTGTGACCGTCGCACCCGTCGCTAACTTCAGAGAGGTTGTGCCCTCAATCGTCGTCCCCTTAATCGTAGTATGGGAAGCCGCACCAATCGTTACCGCATCTAGCGAACCGCCATTGATGTCAACAGTCGTAACCGTACCGAGATTAGCCCATGTACCCGTGATCGTGACGGCGTTGCTGAGCGTCCAAGCGTTAGGGTGGAAAGTTATGCTGTCGCCACTAGCGTTACCAAGCGTGGTATTACCCGTCGAGGTCAGGTTAGTGAACGTACCTGCGGCAGCAGAGTTAGCACCGACAATGACCCCGTCCACTGAACCGCCATCAATGTCTATAGTAGTGACGGTACCGAGATCAGCGGACGTCCCACTAAGATTAAGACCCGCAAACCTAGCTTGACCAAGAGCATAAGTAATATTACCTGTACTAGAACCTGTTGCAGTAGTCGTACCAAAAGCGAAGTAATCTCCGCTTTCGTCCCAGCCCATAAAAATATTATCACCCGTGGACCCACGCTCCATAAGGAGCCCGAGGTCATTCGCATTCGATGATGCACCCGTATTTAACTCAATAAGGGGGTCCTGAACGACCATGTTCGTCGTTGAAACTGTAGTCGTCGTACCATTAACAGTGAAATTACCAGTAACTGTAAGGTCCGCACCGATATCAATATTAGCTGTAGTCTGAATACTATCGACCCATAACTTAAGCCAGCGAACACCTGTAGACCCAAGACTATCAGTGCTGTCTGTGTCAGACAGAACATCCCCGCCATGGGTCGTAACACCTACAATATGCGCCGTTCCAGCGACACCGAGACCGCCATCAGTCTGAATTGAACCCGTTGTACCACTTGATGCAGTAGTCGTGTCGTCGGTCCGTATAACCCCCTTGAACGTCGCACCAGTTGTACCAGTGGGGACACCCATAACTTCAGCGTCAGCATCATTCTTCAGGGTAATGTCATTAGTCGAACCTTGGCCTGTTAGGATCAAACCTTCGGCTGAAGTATATCCTAACGTAGCAGCATCACTAACCGCCGTATCACCACGGACATGAAGGGTCGCGCCAACCCAGACATCCTTAGCTACACCCAACCCACCATCCGTGTGGATAGAACCGGAAGTCGTAGAAGTGGTATCCGTTGTATCGTCGATTGAAACAATGCCACTGGTCGTAAGCGTTGTAACCGAGACGGCAGCAGGAGTGACCGAACCAATGATGCCATCGTATAACGTGGTCACTAGTGCGCCCGTGCTAGAGTTAAAGGTAAAGTTTGTGCCAGTCTTTGTCGTCTGGCTACCCGTAGCCGAAATCACAAATAACGGGAAACAAGTAGTATCAGTACTTTCATCAGTTGGGGCGACATACCCATCCGCCTCAGTTATTCCTGCGGCTGTAAGACGAAGTTCTATACGATCCCCAGCAACGAAAGCCCGGCCCGTAGTACTCTCTTGCGCACGAACAATGGTAAACGTGTCAGTTGAACGCGCTGTGCACTTAACAATTTCAAGATTATTGGAAGTGTCGATCAATGTGGCATAGAAATAATCACCCCCTGTCGGGTTAGGGAATAATGTGCCCTCACCACCCGTAACAGCCATAGAAGTATCAGAACTACTGATCCCGCTAGCCAGCAGACTGAAGGCGTTATTTGTGAATAGGGCTTGTACCATAAACTATCTCCTCAGGCCCATGGTGTAGGGGCTCGGGCTGTTAATGTTGCGCGTCCAGCACCCAGATTAGCACGAGCCCGACGTTCCGCCACCTTAAATGTAAACTGCTTCGCATGGTATGCAGCCAACTCGGTATCGCTCCATGTAGTCTCAGGCATCGTTAGGAGCCCCTGTAAGGCCCCGTGGACAATTACATCCTCTAGGTCATCCATAACGGAGTCTTCCATGCCTGTAGAGGCCCTGAGGGGCTTCTGAGCCACGAACATCTCAATAGTATCGGTGCTGTTAACAGGAACAAGAGCTACGTGGAACGTATCCGGGTTAATTTGCAGGATGTATTGCGGTGTCGCACGCTCAGCCGTTACGCTCGAAGGCCATTTGGGGTGTATGGCGTGTATCTCCTCCAACGTCTTGGTTGGTAGATCGGTCCCATTGATTGATGCTGTTAGAACAGTATGCACCTCTGCACCCGATACAGGGACAAACGAGTACTCATATGTCCCAGCTATCATGGTGATAGTGGCGTGCTCATAACGCCACGCACTAGTGCGTTCGCAAGCCATGATAGCTGCGTCACGTATATGAGTAACTAGAACAGGTTGTGGAGCACCGGGCGCATTAGCCGCTAGACGATTGACTAACGTAGAAAACAGCGCAGTAGCCATTAGACAACCTCCACCTTAATTGGATCAAGCCCAGCGTCCTCGGTATCAGTTACAGGAATAGACCCCTTGCTGACACCGAGCATATTCTCATAAGACTCCTTATAAAGCTTAGCACGCCCACTTGTCACAGCCTCGTTATCCACCGATTCCAATAAGAAGACCATGATATCCACGACTACAGGGAAATATGCATCTGGAAGAAGCGTAATTGCCGTCGTTCCGTCATATGTCGGCGGAACTTGTGAGTACTCAATATCAAGTGTCTGACTTGAGGGAGCTTGCGGGTAGATAAAGAACTTGTTGGGATTACGCACATGACGCATCCAGTTGATAGCTGCCGCTGCAGTATCATTCGGCCATGTC